AAGGAACACGAGTGCTCGTACGCTACAGCGTATGACGAAGTCTGCAAGACTGAGAGAGGTAAGGAACTGTACGAGCAGACAGTAAGCAAGTAGTCTGCTCCTTCTCTTCGTCAACTAACTTGAAACAACAACCCCGTTAATACGGAGGTGAACAATGTCAACAGAAGAGAGACTCCTCACAGTCACAGAGGAAGCCGGAGTAGATCTCTCCTCGTCACAGTATCTCTTTGTCAAAATGTCCTCGGACGGGCAGATTGACCCTTGCGATACTGCAGGGGAGGACGCTTACGGAGTTCTCCAGAATGACCCTGACGCGGCTGGTAAAGCAGCTACGGTTGCGTGGGGAGGGGTAAGCAAGATCGTTCTCGGAGCTACGCTGAGCCCTGGTGCAAAGGTTCAGACGGATGCTAACGGGAAAGCTGCTGCTGCTGTAAGTGGGGATCACGTCCTCGGTACCCTCCGAGTAGGAGGAGACGCGGACGAGATCGGAGAGATCCTTCTAGCTTCTCATCACATTGTAGCCTAGTCTACTTCTGTGGTGTTGTTAACTAGAGGATTAACCTTTAACCTTGAATACAAGGAAGGTGAGAGATGAATCCGACACCAGGAGATGTGCACGTAAACACACCTCTTACTAACATCTCGGTTGCCTTTCTGCAGCGGCAAGCAGCCTTTATTGCAGACCAGGTATTCCCTAACATTCCCGTTCCGAAGCAATCGGATAGGTACTACACCTATGATCGTGGAATGTTCAACCGAGATCAGATGAGGAAGCGTGCTCCAGGTACAGAGAGTGCGGGTATCCACTACACGGTAGACAACACACCTACGTACTTCGCTGACGTATGGGCTGTCCATCATGACATACCAGACCAGCGGAGAGCTAACGCGGACAGTGTGCTTGACCCTGACCGTGAAGCCTCGGAGCTGGTGACTCACCAGGCCCTCGTTAAGAGGGAGAAAGAGTGGGTAACGAACTACTTCGTTACTGGCGTATGGACTGGAGAGGTGGAGGGTGTAGCTGCTGCACCAGGAGCAGGTCAGATCCTGCAATGGGATGCAGCTAACTCTACTCCTATCGAGGACGTACGTACAGGAGTTCGGACTGTCCTAGCGTCTACGGGATATAAGCCTAATACCCTGGTTCTGGGGTATGACGTTTACAATATCCTCATAGACCATCCGGACATTGTAGACCGTGTCAAGTACGGGCAGACAGCTCCAGGCCCTGCTATGGTAGACACGTCCGAGCTGGCAGCTGTTCTCAAGATACCTCGTGTCCTTATAGCAGAGGCTATCGAGAACACAGCTGCAGAAGGAGCTACTAACGCTCATGACTTCATACTGGGTAAGAACGCTCTGCTTTGCTACAGCACTCCTACCCCTGGAATCATGACACCTACGGCCGGTTATACATTCTCGTGGACAGGCATGGTAGGCCTGACTAACGCGGGTATGCGTATCAAGCGGTTCCGCATTGAGAAGGAGAGTTCAGACCGTGTCGAGATGGAGATGGCCTTTGACCATAAGCTCGTCTCTGCTGACCTCGGTTACTTCTTCTTGACTGTGGTAAGCTAGGCCACAAGTAAGGAGGCTGTCAGGCTATGCCTAGAGAAGAAAGACAGCCCTTCGGCTACGGTGAGTACACTGTCTGGAAGAAGTTCAGATTCTCTGGAAGAGACTTTACTCCAGGCAGTGACTTCCCGTGGCGTCAAATAGGTTGCTCAAAGAGGAAGCTTCTTCAACTCTACGAGCAGCGTTACGTTGAGCCGAAGGGTCAAGCGATACCAGCAGACTACGAGGAGACTCCTGTTACGGCAAAGACTGAAGAGCCTGAAGCCTTCGTCTTTGACCCTGACGTACACACGATTGACAACCCCGAGCGTGGGGAGTGGTACATAATGAGGGGCAAGAAAGCTCTTCTGCAGATCACTCTCAAGGAGGCTCGTAGGCTGGAGAAGAGGGTTACAGCTGACGAGGTACGTATTGAAGAGATCGTACCTGACGAGGAGACCGGAGAGGAAGACTAGTGCCTGCACAGTCTGCACTGATAGCAGCAAGACTGAAGCAAGTAGTATCCAAGCTGGTTACTAAAATCAGTCTTGACGTTACAGACGGGCTGGTAAGACGGACACCAGTTGACGTAGGCTGGGCTCGTGCAAACTGGATACCTAGTATAGGTTCTCCTATCGAAGCTCCTGCAGGAGACAGAGAAGCAGTTAACACTGGGCCTCAACAGGCAGGAATGGCACAGCTAACACAGTATAGACTAGGTGACGGGGCTGTATTCATTACGAATAATGTTCCGTACATTGTACGTCTAAATGCTGGTAGCTCTACCCAAGCTCCTGCAGGGTTCGTAGAGGCAGAGATTGACGCTGCACTCAAAAAGTCTGAAGGAGATATCTTCGTATGACACTGCCTAATGATGCAAGGCAGACAGTTTACAGCACGTTCAAGACGGGCTGGGAAGTAGCGTACCCTGCAGTCCCTTTTGTCTTTGACAATGAGACCAAAGACACGAAGGGCCTAGATGAGTGGGTACGTGTAATAGTTCGTCACACGTCTGGAGGACAGGACTCTCTAGGAGCGGTAGGTAATCGAAGGTATGAGCGTCGAGGGCTTGTGCTTATCCAGCTCTATGCTGCCGTTAACAGAGGTCTCCTACGGCTAGACGAGTTAGCTAACACAGCCCTCGGCCTCTTTGAAGGCAAGACAATAGATCAGGTATTCTTTTACGACGCTAGACAGCAAGAGGCTCCTCCTGAGGGGCAGTGGGCTAGAGTCAACGTCATAGTAGAGTTCGTCTATGACGAAATTAAGTAGGAGGTTAACCTATGGCAAGGGTATCAACGAACAAGGTTGCCCTAGCGTATGCCAAAGAGGAGACCATAGGGGTACTCCCCACTACCCCTCAATGGAAGACGCTAGAGCCTAACGATATTACTTCCTTCGGAGCTACGATCACAACAGTAACGAGGGAGCCGATATCAAAGGACAGGCAGAGAAGGAAGGGAACCATAACAGATCTAGAGAGCCCCGTAGAGTTCGAGGCAGATCTGACTATGGAGCACGTTCTAGACTTCCTGTCTAACTTCATTATGGCAGACTTCTCCGGTACTGAGCCGTGGGGTGAGTATCAGACGGAGCAGGTTACTGCCGTAGTAGCTGCTACCAGTGACTACACAGTAACAGCAGACGGAGCACTTGCAGAGGGTACGCTCGTGTACGCTCGGGGCTTCACGAACGCGGCTAACAACGGTCTCAAGACTGTTGCTGCTGGTTCCACAGCTACGAACGTACGAGTAGAGGAGACGCTTGTTGAAGAGTCTTCCCCTCCTGCTGGGGCTCGTCTCTCCGTGTGTGGTTTCGAGGGAGCAACAGGAGACCTCGGTATCACTGCAGGAGGTGACTTAGACAGTACCCCTACTACAGGTCTGGACTTCACTACTCTAGGCCTTACAGTAGGTCAAGTCATCTGGATAGGTGGAACGGAGACGGCTAACCGCTTTGCAGAGGATATCACGAACCAGACTAACAGAGGCTGGGCTCGTGTCACAGCTATTGCTACGAACCTGCTCTCTCTTGACAAAAAGAGTACTGTCTACGCTGTAGATGACGGAGCCGGTAAGGATATACATATCTACTTTGGACGCTTCCTCCGGAACGTTCCTGTAGATGATGCTCTTTACCTGGAAGAGTCTCTGCAGTTTGAGGGAGCGTATGAGGATCTCGGAGGACTCGGTACCCCTGAGTATGAGTACGCAAAAGGGAACTACTGTAACCAGTTTACTTTTAATCTCCCTCTGACGGACAAGGCTACAGCTAGCTTCGGCTTTGTGGGTACTGATACAGAGCCTCCGAGTACAACCCGTGCTACGGGAGCTGATACCCCTCTTGACCCTGTACAGACGGTAGCCTTTAACACGTCTGCTGATATTGCACGGCTTAGGATCATTGAGCTTGACGAGACTGGTATAACCAGCTGCTTCAAGTCTCTGACCCTGACCCTTAACAACAATATCAGCCCTATTAAGTGTCTGGGTGTTTTAGGGGCTCAGGCTCACAACGTAGGACAGTTCTACGTTGACGTAGAGGCACAGCTGCTCTTTACGGACTCTCGGGTATCCTCTGCTGTGAGGAACAACACTACACTAGCTCTGGACTTCTCTCTCAGGAATGATGACGGAGCTATCTTTGTAGACGTTCCTTCTATGACAATGGGAGGAGGAGACAAGGAGTTCCCTGCTAATGAGAGTGTGCTCATTAACTCTACGTCAATGGCCTTCGAGGACGCTACCCTCGGGTATTCAATAGGTGTCTCACTCTTTCCGTACGCTCCTGCAGCCTAACGGAGAAGTGAGTTACACAGGCTCTCAAGTAGCGTGAGAGTACTAACAAAAGGAGACCTATAATGGGTAAGTATAGTTACCTAAAAAAGAAGGAGCCTAAGGCTGTTGTTCCTTATGTCATAGAGCATCTCGAAGGAGAGCCTACCTTAATGGTAGCTTGTGCCTTTGGAGCTAATAAGGACTACTTCAATGCTCTGCTCCGTAGAAGGAGAAAAGGCCCTGCTAAGCTGACTCCTAAGAAGCTGTCTCAGAAGATTGAGGAGCAGACCATTGAAGACATAAGGAATGATGACAAGGTACTCTATCCTCGTCACGTTATCAAGGGCTGGGAGAACGTGCTAGACAATGACGGTAACGAGGTTACGTTCTCTGTGGAAGAAGCAGAAGAGTACCTAGAAGATCTTCCGGACTGGATCTTTGACGAGATCAGGGTATTTTGTGTACAGCCTCAGAACTTCCTTGCTGAGGATATTCCGGATGAGGAGGAGACCTCAAAAAACTAGCGGAGCGTCTACAGTGGGAGCTTGATTACTATGAGAAGGGGTTCCAGGTTGCGGTACACATTGAGAGAGGCTTACCGTTACCTGACTGGGCTCTCAATGAACCTTTTCTCTATCCTGGAGACCAGTTCTACTTAGACGCTTTCTGGGAACTGAGTACTTGCCGTCCGTATGGAATGTCCTTAGGGCCTATACCGTGGAGAGACATTGTCTACTACGCTAGGTACTTTGAGCTAGACGAGGATCTACTACCTCTCTTCGTGAGGGTAATACGGGCAATGGACAGCGTGTATCTAGAGTGGAAGAGGAAGCAGGCTAAGAGTGGCTGACTTCTTTATACGTGTAAAGGTTGACCCTACTCAAGCAGTAGCTGCTAACCGTGTAGTACAAGGATCTCTTGCAGGCACTGAAGCACGAGCTAAGACGCTCCAGGCTACGCTTATCAAGACCTTTGCTATCTTCGGAGCTGCTGTAGGTGTAGGAGCTGGTGTCAAGCTCCTTGCTGACTTCTCGCAAGAGATGAGTACAGTAAAGGCTATCACTGGGGCTACAGACGCTCAGTTCCAGGCACTACAGGAGACAGCAGAACAGCTCGGAGCTACTACGAGGTTCACTGCCTCGGAAGCTGCTCAAGGTATGGTACTCCTGTCTCGTGCAGGCTTTGACGCTGCAGAGACTATGGAGACTGTAGACGATACGCTCAAGCTTGCTCAGGCTGGAGCGTTAGACCTTGCCTCTGCAGCTGATATCACAGCAAAGACAATAAGAGGCTTCCGTCTTGAGACGGATCAAGCTAGTAGGGTTGTAGACGTTCTAGCTCTTGCTGCTAACAGCTCTAACACGAACGTTCAGCAGCTGGGAGAAGCACTCAAGTTCGTTGCTCCTGTATCAGCTGGTCTCAACGTATCTCTGGAAGAGACCGTAGCCTCTATTATGGCCCTCTCAGATGCAGGCTTGCAGGCTTCTCTTGCAGGTACTGGTCTAAGAAGGGTACTAGCAGAGCTTGAGTCTGTAGGAGGCCCTGCTGCAAAGATCCTAAAAGACCTCGGTATAACCGAGGAGAGCGTAGAGGTATCCACAGTAGGGCTCGTTACTGCTCTTCAGCAGATGGAGCGTGCAGGTATTGATACGGGTAAGGCTCTTGAGGTCTTCGGGCAGCGTGGGGGGCCTGCCTTCGAGGTTCTGAAGAGCAGCATACCTGCTATCCAGGACGCTATAGACGCATTGAAGGAAGCCGGAGGTACAGCAGATGAGATAGCAGCTATTATGGACGATAACCTCAACGGGGCTCTTCTCCGTACTAAGTCTGCCTTTGAAGCTGTTGTACTTGAGATGGGTAAGCTAGGGGCTCAGGAGAACCTAAAGCAGTTCTTTGAGGGGCTTGCTGGGGCTCTTCGTGGTCTAGCTGCTAACCTTGAGACTGTCATAAGTCTGACAAAGGCCCTCGGGGTTACAATGGCAATAACCTTCGGGCCTCAGATCCTCGGTAAGGCTACTGTGCTCGTAGTCAATATGTCAAAGGCTCTGCTCAAAATGTCTATCTCAATGGCAGCTATGAGTACAGGCTCTACTGTGGCCTTGAGAGCTAGTGTAGTTCGTCTTGCTGCAGCGTTCCGTAATCTCTGGACTGTTATTATGGCGAACCCTCTAATTGCCTTCGGAGCTGTGGCAATCGGAGGAACTATAGCTCTAATGGACAAGCTTAACAGAGAGATGGA